TCAAAATAGTCCGTAACTACATGAAGAGCAGACCCTAGCACACCACCGGAAGCAGCGTTAAAAAGCATTTCAGCTATGTTCATACGGCTTTGGGGTTGGTAAGACGACGGAAGATGAAATAGGGCAACCAAATCCACTTTGGTATCTTGGTGATCTTTACATTGGTATTCTGCACCACAGGCATCTCAGCGTCCCAGAGCTTCACCCTAATCGGCTCCCCATCGGGCGAGCAACAGTTGACGAGTCGAACATTGCGCGTCGGAGCGCGGCCCTTGACCCAGTAATTGTCGTACTGGCCCAATTCGACGGTGCTGCTGATGACGCAGTTATTGAGTTCAAATCCGTCAATGGCTCCTTTGACCGTCGTTGACCCTTGAATCGTGCAGGACTGAATCAGGTAATTGCTACCGCGCACACAGTCAATCGAATCCTCGCGGCTGGCGGGGATGGTCAAACCGCGAGCAATAAGACCATCCACGTTAGAGCATTTGAACAAGTCGTCCCATTGCATAGGGTCGCTTGGAGCTTGCCAGTCCTCAGACGTAATCAGCTTCTCGTTGTCTTGTGGGCCAACGTAGCTGCGCCAGTTTACGTCTTTTATTCCGGCCATTTTATTCAGCTTTCGGAGCCTCAGGCGCAGGCTGATTGGCTTTCACAATCTCGGTGAGCTTCGTGCGAAGTCCGCCGACGGTGGCCAGTTCTTCACCACGAAACGCGCCGCGAGTGGAGCAAACGTCGATGAGTTGAACCACCGCAGCGAGGTCATTGATGTCGATGGTGGGTTTTGGTTGTTCGGTATTCATGTGTTTTAGTTGGATTCGAGGGCCGCGACACGTTGACGAAGTGCTTTTAATTCCGCAACTAGAATAGGAATGAGTGCCGAATCGCTGCGCTGCCATTGCTTCGTAATGGTTTCTGGGTCTTCGTCGCCTACGCTCACCGCACCGATATGAGCAAACATTGGGTCGGCGGCGTGTTCCTCTTGAGCAATAAATCCAATGACATTCTTGCCATTCTCGTCGCTGTTCTTCCAGTCGAACACGCGAGGTTTCAGACTGTCGATTAGACGGCCAGAATCTGTGAAGTCGCGGAGGTTTTCTTTGAGGCGACCGTCTGAGGTCGTGTTGAAGACAACGGCATCCGTCGTAGTGACGCGAGAAATTGAACCAATTACCGTTGCATCCGCTTTACGAAAAGCGGCAAAAGTTACACCTGATCCGTTATCACTGCTTCGTAATGATAATCCGCAATTTGTATTTGGAAAACTAGCTCCAAATTTAGAGTTACTATTTCCAACAGTTTCAGAATTAGCATAAAAAACACCCGATGCGGTAACATCGCCAGTCACGGCAAGTCCGGTGGAGGTCGTACGTTGAACTACTCCCGTTCCACTTATAACAACTGCAAAGCCTTTTCCAGATGGAATAGAAATTGCACCGTCGTAAGCCGTAGCACCAAAACCACCGCCAACAGAATCCTCTGCGCCAAATAAATAAGTTCCGCCAGTATTGATAAAGCGCAAATTACAACGATTGGTGCCAGTCGTTGAAGTCATATAGAAATCATTTAGCGCAGATGAAGCACTAAGATTTCCTGTAACAGCGAGTCCGGTGGAGGAGAGCGTGGCGCGAACAGTGCCAGCATCAGTCCTAAAGATATGGTTCTTACCAGCAGTCTGAGTCTGGTAGATCATGTCACCAGCGTAGCACTCAATCTGGCCTTGAGTAACACTGCTGTTTTGGAAATTGATGTAAGAATCATTTCCGGTAGCCGCTAAAGTGAACGATGGGCCAGTTGCGCTCAACGTACCGGTAACAGCGAGGCCGGTGGAGGAGAACGCACCGACTGTTGCGTTGTTTACGTTGATGTTAATCGGAACGTTTGTGTAGGTCGTCAGACTTCCAGAAGATGTAGTCCAACCGATTTCAAGCGCGTCGTTCGATGCTGCCGTGCGCCCTACAATTATCGCACCGTTAGACCCGCCGCGCACTGAAACCCACTGCCCGAATCCTCCCGGCGTACTTCCGGAACTACCTATGGTGGTGTTTCCACTCGCGCTCAACGTCGTAAACGCGCCTGTGCTTCCGCTAATAGGCGACGCCGTAATCGTCTTATTGCTCAACGCCTCCGAGCCAGCCAAGGTCGCCAGCGTGCCCGTCGTCGGCAACGTCAGCGCCGTGTTAGCCGTAGCCGTGAAAGACTGCGTGAACGCGCCCGCGTGCGTCACGTTGCCCGCAATCGTAATTGTATTCGCGCCGTTGTTTACGCCTGTGCCGCCGTAGGTGCCAGCGATGACTTGCGTGAGCGCAGCACTACCGTCGAAGTTGTTGCCGTAGATGGCGCGAGGTGTCGTTAGCGTAGCCGCGCTTCCAGTCGTAGATTGATTGAGCGTTGGGAAATCCGATGCCACCGCAATACTTGGCACGCCAGTCGTGGTCGTATTCTTAAGGATGCCAGTAGCAAGCCCAGCAAGCGAAGTTCCGTTGATCTTAGTAACCGTTGCGCTAAGTGCTCCAGTGCTTCCAGAAGCCGTTGCGTCTCCAGTGATCGAGATGGTCTGGTCGCCTGTATTCGTACCGCTAGACGTTCCGCTATGAGTGCCGCTGAGGTTGCTACCTGTAACTGCACCAGTAGCCGCAATTGTGCTGCTTGCCGTAACGGTTGTAAAAGCACCCGTAGATGGGCTAGAAGCGCCAATGGCTGTGTTTGTAAGGCCAACAGACGAATAGTCTGTACTAGCCCCAACAACAGCCCCAGTGCGACCAAACACGCTAGAAACAGCGTCCGTCAAGTCCACCTTCTCCCAAGCCGTACCGTTGCTGATAATCCAATCACCAACCGCAAAGCTAATAGTAAACTGTGTGCCAGCCGCGCTAACAACGTAATAGTCGCCCTTTGTTGTAGCCGCAGGAGGGCTTACAAGCGTAGGAGAGTTAGCAGCCGCGCTCCATGTCCCTTTGTAATTAACCTGTCCGGCAGTTAAAAGGGGCGGGGAATAGTTGGTGATTTGGTCGAATAGTCCGGACATTTTAGAGGTAGTTGAGTTCGCTAATCGTGAAGACGCCAGAACCGCTGACAGCAATTACTTTGGCAGATTCAGCCCATGTACGGCTCCAGATTCCGCTATTACCATCTTTGATGATGTGACCATCAGAAGTAGTGGGGGTTGTGCCATCAATGGACATACGCATATCCGCACCAGCCAACGTCCAATAGACATGGCTTGTATTGGCGTTCAAAGCTGCAACAATAAAGTTGGTCGAACTGGAACTAACAGTGAGATTACGATGGGTAGTGTTGGACACAGGAATCACCTGCATCGGGCCGTTAACTACTTTTGCGTTAGACATATTAGTTAGTAAATTGACTGATGGTTACTTGGGCGGAAGCACCTGTATGGCGAATGAACTTGGCTGCAAGAGCCGCATCCTTGCTCCACCAGCCATACCAAGCATTAGGAAGGACATGACCGTTGGACGCCGTGGGTGTCGTGCCATCGAAGGTCACAATAACCGCAGCCGTATGCACCGTAACAAAGAACGCATTCGTCTTGTAGTCGAAGTTGGTGGAATCAAACTGTACAGCTGTTCCAGCTACGGCCAAATTTTGACCAGGAGCTGTACCATTGGGTTTAGGATAGAGATTAACAACAAAGCTATTCATCGGCGGAAGGAGCGGGAATTATGGGTTGAGATACGATGGGCCATCATACCAGTTGCGCGGGAAACATCAGTCTTTTGAAGTTGGTCATCAAGAATGCCTTTTGCAACATTTTCCTCAATGATAGCTTTCTCGTTTTGACCATCTTGACGTAGGAAATCAGCATAGACGGAATGGGCAATGTAGTCAAACCATTCGCCAGGGATGTTGGTGCTGGCTGTGGTGTATGGGCCGTCCCACACCATCTTGTAGGTGACAAAGGTGCTGGTAGATGGAGAAGTGTCGCCAACTAGGTGAGCACCGTCAGCATTGACGTAATACTCAAGTTCCACCGCCGAATAGAGATAGAACGGCTGGTAGGTCTTGTGTATGCGAAGGAAGGTGTCAATTGTATCCTTACCCGCTTGAGCAAATGGAACAAGGTTGCTTTTGAAAGTAGCTGTTCCACTACCACTGCCTGCTCCCGTAGCAACAAAAGTAACTCCCACAGTGTTAGCTGACGCGCCAATAGCCACAAAGTTGGTGCTGCCCACCGTAAGAATGGTGTAAGTTGTTCCTGTAACAAATGATCCAGCATTTACTGTGCTGGTGAGCAAATTACGAAGCTCGCCAGCCACAAGGTAGCGCGGCCAGTAATCAGTGGCTTCGTAGGCCAAATTAGCCCTACGATTGACCAAGCTGGTAAGGAACGTGAGTTCGGTAGGAGTGAAGTCGCTTACGCCCGCAAGAGCTTGCACCCGAAGAATGAGGTCGCTATATGTTCCGTTAGCCATTAGATTTTATTGGGACTGAGATGAGGGAAGCGTTTCTGATAGTCTTTCATGAAGCCACGGTCACGCATAGCCTCTGCGCCGTATTTATTACGCATATTGAACCACTCCCATGCTGGGGTGACAGCTACACAACGAAGGCTCTTAAACCCGTCTTTCTGGGCGGTTTTGATCTTGTCAGCGTGCTGGGCGCAAATCTTCTCGCGCTCGTTCTCCCACGCTTCCTTCAATTTAACGCCATAACGCAGCTCATTCAACAATGCTCGGTCGGCATCGCCGTTAGAACTCCGAGGCAATTTGGTAATAATTTCCATAAAAAAGGCTTGCGCGGATTATACCACACAAGCCTTGGGGGGTCTAGCTAACTACCGATTAGGCAATCGCTGTGATCTTGCCGTGGGCAAGGGGCGAGTAAACCTGGAGGGTGAGCGCAGCGTCAATGAAGCCACGTTCGCCACCGCCTTGATTTGGAAGACGGGTGCTACCAATGCTCATCAGTTCAGCAATACCGATGTAGTCGGGGTTAATCAAGTAACCAGTTGTCGCGGAAGGCATACAAGCTGGGTTACCATTGATGACGGTGATAAGACCGAAATCGCTGTCGTAGGTGTTGACCGAGAGGGTAATCTCTTTGTCGGTCGCCATCTGGTTGACGTGGAACACGTTCTCGCTGGAGTTGCCGTCAGAACGGGCAAAGCCAGAGATGGTGCGACGGAGGGTCGTACCAGCAACGAGGGTGAGAGCGTCCACGGTGCCTGTCTGCGAGAAGATGGAGGCAACGAGACCGTTGAACACGGACTCAGTGAGAGCGGTGCCGCTACCATTGATCGACGCAGCAGGTGTGCGATAGGTCGAGGGAACATCGGCTGGGCCGCTGGACGACAGCCAATTGCCAAGGCCACGGAGGGCATAGGCCGTTGTGCTGCCATCTTCCACAGCGCGGTCTTGCGTACCAGCGACGGTGGCTTCGATGTCGCGCTTCATTTCGCGGATGGCTTTCGCCTCGGCTTCAGCAATTTTGGCTGGGCCAACGGACTCAACGGCGTCCTGCAATTGCGATACCATGTAGTTCTTTTGGAACAACTGGACGTAATTGCCGAGACGGGCGCGGCCAGAGAATTTGTCAACGAAGGACGAGATGTCTTGACCTTCACGAACGCCAGCAGTCACTGGGGTAGCGAGGGTATCGACCGTCCACTCATTGAAAGTGGCAGTAGCTTTGCTCTTTTTGGCGAGCGATGTGATGGGGGTTTCTTCTGGCGCGAGGATCGTCAGAACGTCTGTGAGGTCTTCGCGGTTAGAAACAGCGGAACCTGGATTAGTTGTCGAATAGGTGTTTGAAAAGGCCATGATAATTAAGATTTAGTATGTTGAAGAGCACGAAGTTTTGTGAAGTCCTTATAGCTAGACGATTTTCCAAATCGTTCGCTGAGGTCTTTCAAAGCCTTGTTCTGGCGAACTTCAGGCTTGAGGGAGTCGGCAGACTGGTTAATAATTGGGCTGTTCGGGGACAGTTTAACGGATGGTTTAGCATCCACTGGCCGACGAGCATACAAACTATTAGCCGCATGAGCGAGGAGATATGGGATTTGTGGAGCCAAGTCAGGTAGAGCTTTCTCTAAACCCTTCAGTCGCTCATCACTCATCATTGCCTCATATTGCTTACGGATGTCGTTGTCATCGCCTTGCATCCAGGATAGCTCCGATTTGGAGCGTTCAACTAGGGCTTGACGCAAGACTGTGCGATCTTGTGCAAGTTTAATTTCCTTTTGTTGAGCTGGTATATAGGTATCTCGCGCCTTGCGAGCCTTTCTAGCAGCATCCTTTACGTCGCGCTTGGTGTATTCCTTGCCATTGACGTTAGCAACAACGTCGTCGGCAGCAAGGTCTTCACTTCGATCTAGAAGGTCTTCCGCCCAATCAATTACTTCGTTGACCTCTGTAAACTTCGTTTGAAGTTCATCAGGTGTAGCAACGGAGGCGTATGGGTTGTTTTCCACTTTAGCTTCAAGTGGAGCAGACTCTTCACGACGAGCGAGTTCAGCTTGGAGTTGGGCTAGTTGCTCTTCAGCAACGCGGCGCTTGGCGGTGAGTTCACCGAATCGAGCGACAGCTTTGCTTCCGAGTTTAGACGCCAGCTCTTTAAGCTCCGCTTCACTCATGTTTTCTATCTCAACGTCCTTAGAAAGAACTTTGGCTTCTTCTTGAACATCGGCTTGTGAGCTTTCTTGAACAGGCTCTTGATGCTGTTCAGTAGGTTCCGCAGCTTCTGGCTCAGGAATTGGCTTCTCCTCAACTGGGGGTGGCGGGGGCGATTTTTGCGCCTTAGCAGCCTCCATTTGGGCTTTATACCTTTGAGTAACAAAATTACTCGCAGATATGTTGGATGTGTTCACTGGTTTTTGGGCGGCTCCAGCGTTAGCCGTTTGGACTTCTGTTGACATTATTTTTCCTTAGCCTTTACGCCGCTAAGAATTGCGAGGCTTTATTGTAGCACCTCGCAGAATAATGTCAGAGTCGCTTGATACGTTTTGCGGACAGGGCCATATAGTTACAAGTCGTCAGGATTTCATCCAACGCTTGAATGCGCCCACTAATCTCACGAATGCGGCCTTCGTTTGCCCGATGAAGCTGGGCAATAGCTGTTTCTCGGCCAGCCGCTACATAGTCAAGAAAGTCTAAGAACTGTTCTTTATCAGCCAGATAGTCTAGTTGTTGCTGGAGCGGATGACGCGAGTTTCCGAATAGTGCCATAAATTATTGTTGCTGCATTCCCTGCGTATTCATTTCACCCATCTGCGCTGGGGCTGTGCCTAGCTTGCCAATCTGAGCGTTCTGCATCTGCTGTAAAGCAAATTGATATTGGTTGACGTACTTCTCTAGGCGAGTGCGGAAGCTCTCATCCTGTTGGAGACGTTGAGCAACGTCAGGCTGCTGGGCATACTGCTGAAGCACCTGCATGGCGATTTGAGCGCCGTTAGGACGAGCACCCACCTCAATGCCAGCATAAATCTTGGAAAGGTCTTCCGTGACTTGCTTGACCACTTGCTGCTGGGCTTGCTCGGCTGGCTGCAAGATGGCATCAGCCATAACAGGATCAATAGACGAAGCCATTGCCTCTAGGAGAGCGTCGGCATTGATGCGGCCATTCTTGTCCAGTTGCATCAAGCTAACGAACTGCTGCATACGAGCTTCCTGAGTATCAGGATCGTTGTTCAGAATGTCAAAGCTAACAGTGATATCAAAGTCCTCGTCAGGGTTGCCCTTGTTATACTTCATTGGATCGGCAACACCTGTAACACGGAAGAAAACCTCATCTGGGCCGAAGCGCTGATAGCATTTGAATGCCATCTTCAGAACATCACGGGCGTGATTGAGGAACTTTGAAACAAAAAACTGTTGGCGAATCGAGGTGAGCGGATTGGCGGGATTAAGGCCAACGAGGTCATCAGCCGCGAGAAGCATTGTCTTTTCCATCTCAACGCTACCTGGATTGTATTGCGGAACAGGGCCAAACGAGAACTCGCCCGCACGGCGATAGGGAACGAAACGACCTGGCCCCCAGTCCGCAGGAGGATTGCCCACGGGGTGCATGATGGGAGGCAGCGTAGCCATGCTATTACGATCTGTACGGCTGTCGCGCTCGGTCTTAACGCTGTCCTGATAGCCACGAAGCAGCTCAGGGAACGTCTGGATGTCATACATCCGCTTAGAATCATTGCTCAAACGGGTTACAACAAATGGGTAGTCGTTGTACCCGTTCAGCAATTCAAATTTGGCGTAGGCTTGCACATCAGCAGC